TACGAGAGGAGTGGCTGAAGCTTATACCAAGTTAATAGAATTTAAGGTAAAAGATAATGCAATTAAAGCTGCCACTGTTCGTCTGTTTAGAAGTTTAGAAAGAATAGAAAAAAAGTTAGATGAGATAGGAGGAAAAGGAGGAAAAGGTTTTGACAAAATTGCTAAAGGAGCAGCAAAATCTGCTGTTGCTATTGATAAATTAAATAAATCTACTGTTAAATTATCAACTGTTTCAAGAGGAGTTAGAGGTGTTTTTCAAACGACAGCCGTTGGCTTAGGGCTTGTTGCTAAAGGAGCTTATGACACTACTAATGCGTTAAGTAAATTAACTGGAATTTATAAGCCTTTAGGTGTAAGTGCTGGATGGGCCAAAGGTCAGATAGTTGCTGGAAAGGTAGCTCTTTTAGGAGCTGCGGCAGCAGCACCATTATTAACTAAAGCGTTAATAGCAGGAGCAGCAGCTTATGTGCTTTTTGGTTCTAAGACAGGTTCAGTTGTTAAAGGTTTAATTAAAGTAGAAAGATTTGCAAAAAATGCAACTAAATCATTATTTGAATTTGTTAAGAAAGCAAAAGCTCCAAAAGGAGGAGAAGTAACAATATTTGATCGAATACAGTCTGCTAAAGGTGGTGGTTTAGTTGGTCTTAGGAAATTATTAGATCAGGTTACAGCAGCTCAATCAAAATTAATTTCAACAAATTTAGGATATGTAGCTTCGTCTGAAAAAGTTCGAGCAGTAGAAAAAGCTTTAAATGCCGAATTGATGGCAAGAAAGAGAGTAATGGATCAAATAATAATAGGTGAACAAGCAAGGACACCGACTTCTACGCTAACAGCAGCAGCAGGTCAGGCAGGTGGTTTAGAAGGATTAAGACAATTATTGTCAGAAGCACAAGGCATCCAAGACAGGATGTTAACTACGAATGAAAATTATAAAGTTGCGTCAGCAAGAGTAAGAAATATTCAGAAAGCTATTAATGCTGAACTAGAAAGAAGAGACAAGATAATGGGTAAGGTTAATGCGAAAGAGCAAAAATCTGTAAGTTTAGGTGAGCGACTTAGAGGATTAGCAGGAAATGTTGGAGGGAAAGCAGTTCAAGCAGCAAGACCTGGAAGGGGGATGGAACGGAGAGGATTGATGGTAGGCACAGGTGCAGGGTTAGCAGGATTAGGGATGGTTCAAAACACTGCCATAGGCCAAGCTATGGGCAACTGGGGTGTCAACCCTGCAATGGGAGGACTTAAAAATGCGGCTGGTTTGGCAATGGGAGCGCATATTCCTGGTGCAGGAATAGCTGCTAAAGGGATAGCTGATACAAAAATGGCTCTTGTTGGTTTAACAGCAGCAGCTAAGACGGCTATGGGCGTAGCTTTATTAAATCCACAAGCTATTGGATTGTTGGCAAGTGCTTGGTTGGTCTTTGGTAATAAAGGAATAAGAGGTGCAATTGAAAAATTAGTTGGTGCAGAAAGAGCTGCTAAAAAGACAACTGCTGGTTTATTTGAGTTTGCAAAAGCTAATCCTATCTTTAGCCGACTCAATATGAAGTTGGAAATGTCCAAGGATGCTATGAAGCAACTTGGAGATGTTGCTAAGAAAACAAAAAGAGAAGTAGCTGCGTTACAAGACCCTGGGATGAAAGATAGAGTAGCTAAGAACTTAAGAGCAAGTAGAGCTGGAAGAGAGTCAAGCGGTTTTGCTGATTGGAGCGATTCCACAACAACTAGATTAAGTGCTATTAAATCTCTTGAAAGAAAAAACAAACAGTTACTAAAACAAGGAAAAGATCAATTAACAGGTGAAAGATTACTTACTAAAGAAATTAAAAAACAAGTTGCAGAAAAAGCAAAGCTAGACAAGAGAAGTCAATCATCGATTGACAAGATGTTTACAAATTCAGCAAGAAAGACAAGGAGAAATGAAGCAAGGATAAGAATGATGGGTAAGAAGATGGGAATGAATCGTTTAACTGGTAAAGGAGCTGAAAACTTAATGCTTGGGGCAGGTTTCCCAATGTTATTTGGTGGTGGTATTGGTGCTGTTGCTGGTGGTTTAGGGGGTTCTGCTCTTGGTAATGCAATGGGAATGGGTGGATTTGGAACGCAAATCATAGGTAGTGCAATAGGTACAGCTTTAGAGGATATTGTGATGAAAGCTAATAAGTTAGGTGAGACATTAAAGAATATGGAATTAACAGCATTAGAAGAATCAGGTATAAAAGTAAGTAAACAACTTTCGCTTCAGATTTATCAATTAGAAAAAATAGGGCAGTTAAATGAAGCTCGTAGATTAGTTGAATTAGAGGTATTAAAGAACACAGGAGCATTGCCTGGAACACATGAAGGAATTTCTCGAGTTGTTAAAGAATTAGGCGATTCATGGAATCGAGTGTCTGCAACGATTGGAACAACATTAGGAATACTTGCAACACCATTTATGCTTGCGTTAAAAGAAATATTGAATATTGTTAATGTTATTTTTGGTGCTGTAAATGCAGTCTTTAGTATTATTCCTGCAATTGAAAGATCTATTAATGAATTAATTTTTGGAAGCGATAAATATCAACAAATGATGTGGTCAGCAAGTGCAGCAGGAAAAGAAGCAAGAATTGAAGCACAGAAAAAGCTTGACATTATGATGAGAGAATTAGCTCTTGCTAAGAGCATACGGATGTCAGAAATAACACGACCTTTTGGTAATACAATTGCAAATCAAAAAATGAATTCAAAAATAACTTTTGATCAAACAATGTTAAAACTTGAGGATGATAGAACTGAAGCACTTAGAAAAGTTACTTTACCTACAAAACATGGAGGAGAAGGACATAAAGCTGGAAGCGACTCAGCTTCGATGCGTATAGATACAATTAACATGGGATTTATAAGTAAGATTGATGATGCTTATGCAACAATGCTTCGTACCAATAAAGAAATAGATATAACTCATGCAAAAACATTAGATAAATTAGTTAGAAATATTGCATTAACAAAAGATCAAAACGCTATGCAAGAGAAGATTAATGCAGCCATAAAAATTGGAGATACTGATACAGCTAACAGGTTACAAGTAGAACAACAAATTTTAGCCATTAAAGCAGAGACAGTTGAAAAAATACTTAATGCAGCAGATATTACAGAGGCTAAATTAATAAGAGATCAAGCAGAAGTACAGATTGCTAGACTTAAATTAGATTTGGCAGCTAAATTAACAGAGGAAGAAAGACAATTAAAACGAGTTAAAGAACAAATTGGGCAATCTATTGAAAATGGAATTGTTAATGCACTTGAAGCGGCAATAGATAAGACTAAGACTTTAGGTGAAGTTGCAGCAAGTGTCTTTAGGCAAATATCAAGACAACTTTTACAGGTAGGTGTTAATTCCATATTAAATAATTTCATGCCAGGGTTATTCCCTATGAGAGCCAAAGGTGGCCCAGTAAAAGGAGGATCACCTTACATAGTTGGAGAAAAAGGCCCAGAATTATTCGTTCCAGGTGCTAGCGGTAATGTTGTTCCTAATCACGAAATGGGAGGAGCAAATATCGTGGTTAATGTTGATGCTTCTGGATCAGAGGTTGAGGGAAATCAAGGGCAAGCTGCTGAATTAGGACGTATGCTAGGGGCAGCAATTCAAGCTGAATTGCTTAAAGAAAAACGACCTGGAGGGCTTTTAGCTGGTAGATAATGGCAACATTTCCTGCGATCACTCCGACATACGGAGCAAGTCAGCAAAGTTCTCCGATGACAACCACCGTTCAATTTGGGGATGGTTATCAGCAGAGATTATTAGTAGGTATGTCGAAAAATCTAAACCCTAAAGTTTGGAGATTAACTTGGAAAGTATCTGAGACAGATGCAGATACAATTACTGAGTTTTTAGATGCACGAGCTAATGATTCTGCAAGTTTTGATTGGACTCCTTTAGATAACCCTACTGTACGAAAATGGATTTGTTCTAGCTGGACAAAAACAATCACTTACTTGAATAGAGCTACGATTACAGCAACATTTCAAGAGGTATTTGAACCTTAATGACAGTACCTGTTTCACAATTACAAGCAGTTAATCCAACTGCAATTATTGAATTATTTCAATTGCATTTGAACAGTACATTGCATGGTTCTAGTGATATTCATTATTTTCATAATGGTTCTAGCACAAACGATGCTGCCGATATTATTTTTGGAGGACAAGCTTATTTACGATTACCAATAGAAGCAGAGGGATTTGAATACAAAGCAGGACAGACAGGAACTTTACCTCGACCAACTTTAAGGGTTAGTAATTTATTTGGAACGATTACATCTATTTTAAATCAAGTCAATCAAACAACTGCTGGCAACGATTTAACAGGAGCAAAGGTAGTCAGGATAAGAACTTTGGAGCGTTTTGTTGATACTGTTAACTTTGGTTCTCATGGCTTCTTGGTAACAGAAGATTCAAATGAATACGGCATTGTAGGTGAAGACGGTAGTACGTTAAGAATGGAAAATGCAATTAACCCACACGGAGTTCCTGATGACTCTTATGAGTTACCGCAAGAAATTTATTTTGTAGATAGGAAATCAGCAGAAAATAGAAACGTCTGTGAATTTGAATTAGCAAGTGCTTTAGATCTTGCAGGTGTTCGTTTACCTAAAAGACAATGCTTACCTGCTCAATTCCCTGGTATTGGAACATTCCATAATGGATAAATGGAAAGTTGATGCGTTAGCAGCAGCTAAAGAAGCTGATCCAATAGAAGCTTGTGGTTTATTAGTTGTATTAAAGGGGAAAGAACATTATTGGCCTTGTAAAAATTTAGCGGATAGTCGATACGATCAATTTATTCTTGATCCGACAGATTACGCAAAAGCTGAAGATGCTGGAGAAATTTTAGCGGTTGTTCATTCTCATCCTCAAACTCCACCAACCCCTAGTCAGGCAGATCTTATTTCGTGTGAAGCTAGTAAATTACCTTGGCATATTGTCAATCCAAAGACAGAACAATGGCATTATTTTGAACCATCTGGATACAAAGCAGGATTACTAGGAAGACCGTGGGTTTGGGGCGTTACTGATTGCTGGAC